ATGCATGAGCCCCTGCCCCGCGCACCGATACCCGTCATCGAGGTCTTCAAGAACGGGAAACTGTGGGAGGTGCATTGGGATTACCAGGAAGGCCGTGCGAGTGAAATTTTGTTTCGGCGCCGACACTACCTACATGGCTACATTGACGGTGCGATGGACGTGATCGGAATCAAACCGGACCAGGTGTCATGCGCGAGCGGCTTCACCGGTACAGTCAAGCGTCTGGACCAACTCAAGGCCGAACAACTCCGGGCGGTACTGCATGAACTTCTCATTCCCTTGGTAGAAGCTGAGCACCAGCGCCAGGAGAGGTTTGAAAAACTTCCTCACATCCGTATGGAAGCGGCATTGGAGATAACATAATTCAAGGAAGACAAATAAATCCTTGACACGTTCGTTCACGCAAATACAACCCCATAATCTATACGCAGGGAAGATCCACATGCAAAAACAAGGCCTTTGGAAATCAATATCGGTATTCGAAACGGGGCTCTCTGCGGCCGAGTGGGGCTGGAGAATCGCCACCCTACTATTCATTGGGGGCAGTGGAACAATCAGCGCACTTGTAGCCAAAACAGATCCGTTATTCAAAGAGCTTGGTGCTATCTACTGGATTACTGTAGGCGCAATAATTTCGCTAATAGCAACTTTTATTTTCTATCTAATCAAATCTGCATATCTCAAACAAACAATAGCAGACTATCACCGCACGATGGCAACTCCAAAAAACACAATAAACCCCTTAGCAGAAAGCTTTAGAGATTTAATCATACCAGTCGAAGACTTAAGACTTCCGACAGTGCAGCTTCACGTAAACAAACATTTTAAACGATGCAAATTTGTTGGACCTGGAACCTTGGCAATATTGGGTGGCAGCTACTTCAATAGCAACTTTAATGATTGTGGCGATATCGTAGCGCTACCACTCGACACTAGTTCAACAGGGATTATAGGTCTACAAAACTGCACCGTTGAAGAGTGTGAATTTATAAAGGTATCCATATTTGTAGATCAAGGTACTGGCAAAGGCTTTTCTAGCGTCGGCGGTGCAACTATAAAGGGATTGTTACCGTAAGTTTCTTGATATTAACTTAGTCTATTTTTGACTTAGTTTCGAATTTATGTGTAGTTGGAGGAGTCTGAATGACACTCCTCCAACTCAACCAGAGCGTGCTGCATCAACGTGTGTCATAACTACGCGTATGTTCCCCAGTTTGAATTCGACTAGGTCAGCGGTCTTCTTCACTCCCGTGAAGCCCTTCGATTCCGCTAGAGCCCCCATCAGTTGGGCTCTGCAGTGCCCTCAAGCTATCACCAGACACAGCCGAATTCCGCTCAAAGACGATCGTGCGCGTTTTTGAAAACACGCTGAATCCGGCGTTTTCTAAGTTTTCGCCCAATGAAACCGAGGGTTCCAGAAATCCCCCGCCGGGATCGCCCTGGATGCCGCTGTACAGTTTCGCTGCATTTTCTTTCAAAACCTTGCACAAAATGAAATGGCTGATCCCCTGTAGAGCCCTACAGCCCGCTTGAGCTGTTGATTCGTTTGCACTACGTCCGGATTTGCACAAAAAAAGGACACAAAGCCCGTCGGCGGGAGGGGGATAAGTGCTTTTTCAGCTGTTTTTTTCTTCCCCCGACGTTTTCCTCCGCAGTGCTCGCCGGTCACCCCTGGCGGGGTTTCATCGGACGGATGTAGTCCCACCACCCTTCATTGATATACTGTTTATGCATACAGCATTTTAATGAGCTGATGAGGATACGGTTGATGAACCAAGAACACGTTGAAGTGCCAACTGAAAGGTCCAGGGAGATCGCGCTTTGGGAAGTAATGCTGCGGGACGATGTCGCATTGCTCGATCACCCCGGAGCTCACCATAAAGCGCTGCTGACTCAAGCTCACGCTCTGCACCGAGCTCAGGTGATTGATCGGGATGATCTCTGCGATCTCCTGGAGCAAGCCGACGGCGCCCTGGCCTACGCGGTGGAAGCGCTGCTTGACCACCAAATTGATGTGTAGATAGGGGTAGTTCATGCATATGCTCGTTACCCCTATGCGGCACCGAGGCACAGCACTCACGCCTCAGGAACGGCGGCGCTACCCTGCGATCAGGGGGAATGTGATGGTGAATTCAGAGAACAACCATGAGCTCGGCCGGAGCGCGAATGTAGCTCGTGTTGACGTGGGGATGCCTAATGACCCGGATCCGCTTCCCCGGCTGCTGGACGCCACACTGGCCGGGATGGCAGTTACTGGTTTTGTCTTGAGCGGCATTGAGTACATCGACGGTTGCGCCTATGCGCAATCTTGGTGGTGCCGGCTCGAATAGCAGCTAGTAGGTTGACTGTGGTTAACATCAACGCTCACCACAGGAGGGATCAGCTATCATTGCGCATATTTGCGACTACAAATGTAAGCTCATCCAAACAACTGAAAACACCCGGAACAGCTAATGAAAATCAACACACTAAAAATAGACAACATAAATGGCATCGAACATTTAGACTTACAATTCAACCCTGGAATCAACATAATCTGTGGCCCCAATGGCATTGGAAAAACAACAATTCTTGAATGTATTGCCCACGCCTTTGTACACCAAAGAGCTACAATCATAAGAAGGAAGGCTAATGCGACTAATGCTGAGTTTTCCATCAATATAGATATTGCCGAAAGCGTGCTGACTCAAAGCTTTACAATTTCTTCATTTGAACCCGAGAGCTACTCTGAAATTTGGAGTCCGTTCTTGCACCATAGCAAATATTTATTATCTCTAAAATCCACTCGCGATTTCTCTTACACCAGAATCGACGCTATACATCGGGACGTAACAAAGGATCTTCACGTCCATGCGAATGAAGCATCCACAGGAGTTGGAACAGCCGATGTAAAATCCTGGCTAGTCAGCAGGATTATAAATTCATACGCGCCCGATATGTTAACCAGCGAACAGATTCACAACCTAGAACATACAAAGAAATATTTTTCATTCTTAGACAATAGATTTTCTTACAGCAAAATGACACGCGACACCTATGACATCTTAATAAATACACCAACAGGTGAGATTTATTATGAATACTTATCATCTGGATTTAAAGCATGTCTTGCCATGCTGCTTGGAATCACAAAAGAAATTGAACTACGATTTACCAATCCACGCATAAAGATTGAAGACTTCAGTGGAGTAATATTAGTAGACGAAGTTGAACTACACCTCCACCCCGAGTGGCAAGCGAAAACTCCAGAAATATTAAAAGCGGCGTTCCCCAGCGCCCAAATAATACTAACCACTCACAGCCCTCATGTTATTCAATCGGCACAAGCAGAAGATATCATCGCGTTAGAAAAACAGAGCGACTCTACGACCAGACGATCTCTCCCCGCCAGTGACTTTGGCTTTCAAGGCTGGACAGTTGAAGAAGTGCTCAAAGATGTCATGGGTATGCCGGATACACGTACCCCCGCATATCATGAAGCAATGAAGGCGTTTGAAAACGCTATCGACCAAGAAAACTACGAAGAAGCCCTGAGTGCTTACAGCCAACTAGATGAACTATTACACCCTGAAAACCACTTAAGAAAACTACTATCTTTTCAACTTGGCGCGCTGAAGGGGTAACAGCATGATAAAACTACAGCGCGCACCAAAACCTCAGTACCTGACCGACGACAAAGTAAAAGAACTCACTGACAAATTCAAAGTAGACGGAACATCTGTCTGGAGCCATGAAGCCATAAAAACTCCACTGCTCGAGTCAAGCTCAAACAAATGTGCTTACTGCGAATGCAATACCTCAGTAGAAAGCAAGTACATGGAAGTCGAACACTTTCTTCCTAAAGAACAATACAAAGACAACGTCGTTGACTGGGAAAATTTGTTACCTTCGTGCAAAAGATGCAATATCGCCAAATCAAAGCATGACCCAAAAGTTGATATGATAGTCGACCCATACAACATGGAGCCAAAAGCACATCTCGCGTTTCGACTTTTCAGACTAAAGGGAAAGACCCTTGAAGGCAAAAACTCAATTGGCGCCCTAGATCTAAACAACACAGAAAGATTAGTACACCCACGCTTCCAAATAGGTCAACAAATAGAAGAATCCATCGAAGCTTCGATAGAGAGACTACAATTGTACATGGAGTCAAAATCGACTGTGCGTAAAAATAGGTTAATAGCCATCATTGAGACGATCCTCAACGAATGTCAGCCTTCCGCCGTTTACTCTGCAATTACTGCGTCAGTAGCCCTCACCAACGCAAACTTTTTAGAAGTAATTAGTGAAACAAAACAATTGGGAATATGGGAAGACAGACTAGAGATTATGTTGACTCTCGGGAAGAACTCAATTTTAGATAATTGCTAAACTATCAAACATTTGAAATAGCTGGACAAAGTCCAGCCATTTCAATTAACACGCTATTTTAGGCGAATACTTGCGAAGCCCCACCACTAGCCGCGCTGGCAGCCATTCGAGCTTGCACCCGTAGCCAATCAGCTTCAACCACTGTCAGTGGATCCCGACCACTGCGTGCCAAGTTTTCGATGAACATACGGTATGCGCGGAACTTACCAGCGTTCGCACTCGCCGGAGCGCTCGGCACTGAGTACGTATCACATACTCCAAGCCTCCCAATTTGGGCGCTGAAATCGGACGTGTTATCTGGACCTACTGCTCCCAACGTAGTGGTTCTACCCCGAGAGGTTCTCAAACTGAGCCCCGTGCCTGCCGCATTGCGCCACCAGACCAGCTGCGCCAGTTGACCATACTCCTCGTCGGCCACTGCGACATTCATTGAAACTAAAGTGGCACCGGCGGTCTGGCGCAATGCTTCGATTCGCGAAGAGATAGACGACTGCCCGATAGTGACCATGTCCGGAGCGGCAGCACTGGCGTTGGCAGAACCCCAGGCAATCATTGGGAAGATTGCCGTCGCAGTATTCCAGTTCGCTTTGGTTGGCAGCTTGACGTAAGCCACTACCAATGGTCGCTGTGAGGCACCATTGAATGGCGTGTAGATGTCATGAGCGACTTCGGCTGGTACAGCCAGATAGTTGCCCTTGACCGTAACAGCAGAGAAGTCGAATCCACCTCCCGCGTAGCCGATCATCTGCCCATTGGCCAGCACCACGCTGCCGTTGTTACGCTCTGCCACATCACCAATTAGTGCGCCGTTGGCTGGAGCACCAGGCGCCGGACGGCCGCTAAAAGGTCCGGCCGGATAACTAAATGCAAAACCGAGATCGGCGATAAAGCGGACGCCTTCATTCGCAACACCACGTAACAGCACATCACGAACGGCAACCTCGAGCGCAGGATCAGAAGAACTTAGCGGCGATTCAAGAACGAACGAACCTTGTAAAGCAGTCATGTTTGATATTCCTAATTAAGACTGAGTATAAAAATTAAAGAGCGCGTTGGAAATTACTTTCCCACCGGTTTGACCGGCCGGATGTATTAAGTCCGCTGCATACCAAGGACGCGCCGGATTACTTGCTGCATAGTCGAACGCAAAGTTTGCCGGCGATCCAAAGAAGTATTGGAGATCGACAAAACCGATATCGTGGGATACTGCGAATTCGCGTCCAGCCCGCGCATATTGCGGCATGCTCACCGTATTAGTAGTTCGCTGGTTCTCAGCAGGCATAACCAAAACTTTATCGCTGTACGGCAGTACTGCGAACAGGTTGGCGAAGATGGTCGAAAAGTTGCTGGCCACTGCAGCAGGCGTTCCCGAGTCGGTTTGATCGTTGGTCCCTAACATCACCTGGTGGCAATGGCTACCAAGCGCGAGCATCTGTACTCGCCAAGGTGCGCCAACAGCGGCCCACTGAACCGATCGGGCGCCCGAGCTGCCCAGTTTGTGAACACGCACACCGGGCGCGGTGTTTTGAAGGTCGACCCCGCCCAAACCCACGTTGCCGGATACCACCTTGATCCGCGCAACACATCCCGCTGCAGGTGTCCCCGGAAGCAGAATGTTGTCGGCACCAACCGCTGTCAGCGCGATGGTTTCGCCATACGAAACACCGTCATCCCAACTGACCGCAATTACGCCTGTGCCATCTCCGCTATGAAACAAGCGACAGGAGTTTGCATAGGACGCGCCAGCAGCAGGCACGCTAAAGCGAACATAGTCTTCGGGTGTCGAGGAAGCGGACTTATAAAGCGCCGGCATGTTGGTGCCAGGGGCGTTATAGCTACACGTCCAGTTGCCAATTAGCTGACAGATCGGAGCGAGGTCGGAGCGCACCGATCCCGAAATACCAACTGGCTGCAAAGCAGAGGTCCAAGCACCCGAAGTTGGCGCGCTGTACCAACCAAAGCCAACCCAACCAACGCCCGCCATGCCATAACGATCCTGCAGACGCTTCGCAAACGCTTGAGAGTAGAAGCTGCGATCGTTCGAATAGCTATCCCCTAGGAGCGCAAGAACCCACTGTATCGTGTCGCCTGCTTCACGCCTTTCCAAGCGCATCCGGGCATCACGGACGGACCAGCGATTCGCATAAGGCCCGAGTACATCCCCGTAAGGGGTGAGACCTTTGGCAAGGCGATCACTGAGCGATGGCTGAATTCCCGCCGCCTTTGCCAGCTCGGCTTCGAGAGGGACGACGGAAGGGACATAGCTCAAAACTTTACCGGTGGCATCCAGAAACAGAACTTGAGCTTTAGGATCGAGGCTTTCATAAAAGTTACTCTTGACCGCCAGCCCCTGCAGCTGACTGGTGGATGCACTAAGTGCAGCGACAACGGTGGCAATAGAAGCTGAAGCTAACCGTGCGATGATTTTTCCGTGAGCGTCACGAATCCAGACTTCGTTATCACCAGCCCGGTCAAGGCTTTCATAAATATCACTCTTAACTGCACTCTGCTGCAGCCGTTGGACACCCGGATCCGGGAACTGAGCCAAGATGCGCCGCGTCGGTGAAAGGATCATCGATTGCGGCAGTTGATCGTCCAGGCTTTCGAAAAACTGCGGAACAGATGCAAAGCTCTCACCCGCAATACTTGCGATGTAACTTTCAAGGGCGTCGATCTGCATCGAGCTCGGGTAGCGTTTGATCACCTGCGGTACACCAGACTCGTTTTTGTACAAGATCAGGTGTTCGGTATTTTCCGTGCTTGGGACACTGAAAAACTCACCGTTGCGTGTCGCAAGGATGCCCAGGGCGGTACTCGAATAGATACCCGCGTTCAACAGCGAAGTATTGAGCGCAGACTCTGCCCTGCCCGCTGCGGTTTCGGCTGCGACTACCGTTTCAGCAACGTCATTGAACTGCAAAGACAAGCGGTTATCACGTGCCCCGGCGACCACGCGCACGTCATAAAGTCCATTGGCCGCGGCGAACTGGACCAAACCGTTTTCATCAGTGATGAATGGGTTGTCCAGCGGCAACCCATTGGCACGCTTTAGGCCTTCCGCCAAGGACGCAGTACCACGCCGATACACATAACAGGTGGCACCGGGCAGTTTGTTTCCCTGGTCGTCCTGGGCAAAGAAATTCTTGAGTTCCAAATTACGCTCCGGTGATGGGCTTCAGCTGCCCATTAAGCTGTGCGCCGGTACCGGCATTGGTGATGAAGTTCGCAGCGGTGGTTGGGACGGGGCTGGGCCCGTGGACATGGGCGGCGATCTGACTGTTCATTTCGGTGACCAGGTCGATCAGATCGCACAGCACCTGCAGCACGTTGACCGACTCAGAACCCAACCAGGTCTTGGCGGCGATGCTGCGGCGGGCGCCTTCGATCCGCTCCTGCAGTTCGCCACCCACGGTCAGGTTCAGTTTCTGAGCCACGACCTGGTTGAGGTCGCGGCCGCTGGCCAGGTGCAGGTCATCCAGTGCGGCCAGGCTGGCGGATCCGCCCGACAGCAACTTGAGCGAGCCGATCGCCTCGATCGTCTTGATGCCCCCTACCGACTCGGTCGAATGATCGTCCACCTCCACCTTGCTGCTCTGGTGGTGTTCGGCGTTGGTCAGGCTCTCAACCTCCCGCTCGATCGACTTGTCCAGGATCCGGCCGTCGGTCTGGCGCAGCCAGTTACCGTCCGCATCGGCGCGTTGCTGGGCCGCTTCGCTGTGCTGCCATACCAGGTCACCTTTCGGCACCTTGGGTAGGCTCAGACCATGCGGCAGGATCGCTTGGATAAACGGCTTATTCGGCAGCCCGTATGCGAAAGACACGACCACTCGGGTTCCTTCTTCCGGGAAGGCGAAAAAACCCATCTCATCGCCGCCCATGGGCATTGGCAACGGCACGCCGGCGAGCACTGGCAACTCCTGATCAGACTCGTCGTCCTCGCCCAGCAGCTCGAGGTCCACGGCAAAGCGCGGACGGAAGTCGTCGCAGATCCCGGCGCCGCCCGGGGCATCGGCCACACCCACCACACGGGCAAAGCGCGGCAGGTGATAACCACCGGTGAGTTCGGGAAATTGCCGCTCTACGCTGCGGCGGATTGCGTCTTCCATCGGATCGCCATTTGGTTGCCGGTGAGAGTCACGTTGGTGATCCGCTCGCCTTGGTTGATGGATGCACCTGGTCGCAGCCCGGGAAGGGCCGCGATCATCGCGCTCTGATTGTTTTGGTAACCGTTGAACAGCTCGACAGGCAGCTGCAGCGGCGATCGGGAGCCGAAGAAACTGTCAGCCCAACTGCCCACAAACACTTCACCGTCACCTTGCTGTTGCCACATGAAGTCGGGAATCCCGAACACCCGGGCCAAGCTGTCCATGGCCTGGTAGCCGGCGGCCAGGTTGTAGAAGAACGGGGTTTTGAGCTTGGCGTAGGCCTTGTCAGGTACTCGAAAGCTCAACCCGGTTTTCTGATTGATTTCGCCCATCACCGTGCTCAGATCCGCATGGCGCAGGTTGAGCGGCAGAGGGTTGGCCAGGATCGCGGCCAGCTCGCGGCAGAACAGCACTTGCTCGATCGCGTTGGAAGACGTGCAACGCTCGACATAGCCGATGAAGTGGCGCTGCAGCGGACTGTCGTTGTAGCCGATATCCAGCGTCACCAGCCCCTTCACCGGCGCTGGCGCTTGAATGGTCAGCGTTGCTCGGCCGGGGGTGCGTAGTTCAAGGCGAACGTCATCGGTGATCAGGGGATACGCCACGCCGCCGACGGTCAGCACCTTGTGCAGCTTCATACTCATGACGCACCGCCCAGGTAGTTATCCAGTTTTTTCAGCGTGGCTTCGAAGCCGGTCAGCTCCTGTCCTGGTGCGCCGGCTTCGCCTGCACCTGATGCAGTCACGGACTGCCCCGGGGCGCCTTGCTGCGTCACACCCTTGGCGGCTCGGCGCGTCTCGACTCGCTCGGGGTTAGAGCGCTTTTCCGACAGGGTGAATTGAACGAGCCAGGCCCTCAGCGAATCGTCTTCCCGGGCGCTGACGCCGTCGGAGAACTGCACCTGACGCACACCAAACGCGGACGCGGTATCGTTGACGAGCCGATAAGTTTTGAGCTGGCCACCGGTGCCGGTCGCCTCGGCCAGGCGCATCAAGTTGCGCAAATGCGCCTCGTCGACGAAGGGAATCAGCAAGGTGACTGCCAGCGTCTTGGGCTTGAACCCTTTGTGCGCCGAATCGGTGTTGCTGGTCTGTCCGGACAGGTCGTCGCTTTCGATACGCAGATTGGCGGTGACCTTGAGGTTCTTGCCGCGCACCTGTTCGCCATCGAGCAATAAGGTCATAGGCCCACCAATTCCCGAACAAAGCCCAAGCCTTTCAGGGAACCGACCAGGAGCAAACCGGCGGACAGCCCCCATTCATGACCTGGTGCTTCGCCCTGCAGCAGCTGGCGACGCAACTCGGTGGCATTACCCGGGCCAATCAGGCGCGCGCGCATGGTGTCGTCTGCGGTACCGCCGATGAACTGCGATTTGAGGTCGGCCAGTTTCTGGGCCTGAGCCTGTGCCTGGCTGGTTTTGCGAGCAGCCAGCCGGCCCAGATCGGCCATCGGCGAACTATCCGCGTAGCTCTCCAGTGCCGACAGCTGACTGTTCAGGGCTCGCGTGGCGGCCTTGGTCACGGTGCAACGCTCCAGAGGCAGTGCGCCCCAGCGCGGCAGTGTGCCGGCGGTTGGCAGCTCCCACTTTTCAGCGTCCAGCGCGAACAGGTTTTTCGCTCGGCGTTCGGCGCGCTGCAGGTCTAGCATGGGCAACACGGCATTGAATCGGGCCAAGGTCGCGGCGAACTTGTCGTAGCGCGTACCCAGGAACATCACTGCCAAGGCGTATTGCGGGCCAGCCGGGCGCCCGTCGTCGCCGGTGTCCTCCAACTTCTCGCCCATCTGCTGCAGCAGGTTGGGCGCGGACAGGTAGCGCTGGTATCCGCGTCCCTGCCCCACACCACTTTGAAAGGGCGTCACCACCAGACAGGCCGGTACCTCACCCAAGACATCGGTCAGCCCTGAGCGGCCAGCGGCCACGGCGGCTTCTGCTGCAGCACCCACCGGACCGGGTGAAGTGGTGGCCAGGTCAGCCAGACCTTCCAAGCGTTGCCCGGTGCTGATCAGTTCGCTGCTGGCCAGGTCCTTTGCCGCCTCGAGGTCGTCGAGCCACTGAGTAGATTGCTCGGGCCAGCGCATGGTGATGGGTGCCCAATTCATACCGGCGCGGGCTCCCATGCCACTGCATTGAGGGCGTCCAGATCCGAGGCCGATCGCGCCAGTGCCAAGGCTTGCTTGAGGTCATTGGCTTTGCGCAGACGCTGCATTTTGAATTCAGTGAACTCGTCACCGATCTGGCGCAATTGCTCGGCGGTGTGATCCAGGAAGGCTTTCAACCCAGATTGATCCTGACAGGCGTAATCGCCGCCGATGCCGCGCAAAATCATGCCGGTCAGATTCAGTTGATCCTGAAGCTGGGTTTCGTAGAAAAAGCGATCGCCCAATACCGCCGACCAAAATCCGCCAGTGATCTCCTGCAAACATGCCGAGTTGACCGCTGATAACTGGGCGACGTAGCGCAGCTCGATCACCGCTGGGATGTCGTCGATCCAATGGCCATTGCCCCAGATCTGACCCGGGCCTGGCACTTCCAGCGTGTACCCCGTCGGCAGCGAACCTGCACGCTCGATTACCAGGGGTTCGCGGGTCTCGGTGTTGTAGGCCGTCAATCCACGATAGGAGTCAACCAACTGCCAGCGCCGCCCATCCCAAAGCGCCGCCTTTTTTTCCGGTACCGCTGGCGGCGCGACTTCAACGCACCCACCTGGGATCAACCAGACATCCGGTTCCAGCGGCGAGCGATCAGCCACGGCTTTGCCGGTAAAGATGCCCAGGTGATCGGTTTGATAGACGACTTTGGTGTCCATAACGGGTCTCAGTACTTAATGCAGGCAAGGAAAGCGATGTTCTGCGGGCGCGTTTCAGCGCCCCCGGAATAGCCGACGGTAATGGCGTGCGTGTGATCGCCCACTGTTCCAATGGTGATGTTGTGAGCGTGCGCGCCTGCTGACGTGGTGGCGGTTGCAAGGGCGGGGTTGTCGCTCCCGTTCAGTGGGTTTCGTGGTTCTCCCGGAGTGCCATAGTCCGCACCGTCCGGGGTTAGGTCGCCGTAGTGGACGTTGTGGGTGTGCGCGCCCTGCGTGTCGCTCCAGGCACCATGCGTGTGTCCACCAGCACCTGCCGCGTTGCCGGCGTGGTTGTGACTGCGAGTTTCATCCGCCTGAGAACTGCCCAGCACCCGGCCGACATCGATGCCCCGGCCATCGTCAAGGACACGGATGAACTTGCCGCGTGGGTCAGGCAGGTTGAAGGTGTTGACGCCGTCACCTGAACCGTAAGTGGTGCCGATCTTGGCGAACAACGCGGCATACACCGTGCGCGACACCGCCGCGCCGTTGGCCCTGAACCAGCCAGGCGGTGGCGTGGCCATCGCAAACGTACCGATACGACCGACCTCGGAGTCAGCAATGATCTTGCGCATTGCGTTGAGTGCCTTGGTGGTCGCTAGGATTTCGCTGCTGTCGGAACCCGGATCGTCGCTTTTGGCATTGGGCAACTCGCCCAGGTCGACGTCCTCTTTGGTGGTAGCACGGGCGCGCAGATTCTCGTAGTCACCGTTGCGCAGTGCGAATTGCTTCACCAGGGCGCCGGTGATCGGCTCGCTCTGGCGCAGATCAGTGATGGTTTCCGATGTGTCTACTCTGGCCAGCTCCACCAGGTAATGGGCTGTGCCGTTGCTGTCGACGTAATCTGTCTTCACGGCGCCGAATACCACCTTCCAGACAGCGACCGCGTCACTGCCTTCGCGGGCCAGTGCGACGTCCAGCCAGGCTTTGACCGGTAGCGCCGGCAACTGCACTTGGACAGGCTCGGCCAGTTCGACGCGGATCCCTTCCACGTAGGCAATCCCCGCCTTGATCTGGTACAGCCCGAAACTGCGTTCCAACTGCAGGCTGTCGGCCAGATAGCAAGCACGGCCAAACACGTCGCGATTGCTCATACGCTCGCGCCGATCGATGCCGTTCAGGCGCATCGTGAAGTCGTGCTGCCAGGTGCTGGCGTCGACCGTGATGCCCGTCAGTGCTTGGGCACCGTTGAACTCCACCAGGAAGTTGCGGGTGACGTTGTTGCCGATCTGCAATGGCGGAATGTTCTTACGCTTTTGCTGGACCGGAACCGTCGCAACTGCCAGCAGCACGCCTTCGGCGGCTTCCAGGCCAATCCAGTTGAAGTCCCAATCGCCAACGTCGGAGCCCACCATCAGGCTGTAGATCACCTGGTTCGGACTGACGTAACCTTTGCGGTCGTAGGCCTTGGTGAAGACGATCTGGTTCGCCGGTGGTTTCCCGGCCGATCGATCTACAGGGGCATTGGGGTCAAGGCCAGGAACAAGGGCCAGAACGAAGCGAGCAATATCAAGCTTCTCCCCAGCGCCTTGCTTTTGGGCAATGAGACTTTCGCCGGCAAGGGTAATGCTAGCTCCCATGGGGGCTCCTAAAATGAATCATTCAGAAAGGTGAGGATTGCGAGCTCGTTGATCACGATCAGGCGGCTTGCGCTGTCATCCAACGTGGCGATCAGGGTCTGTTGGTCATCGTTGAAGTCGGCCACGCCGATGTTCAGTTTCACGGGGGTGATCGTGACGAAGTCGTAACGCCGGCAAGTGCGGCCGTATTGCTGCATCAGGACACGCAGCAGCACCGGATTTTCGCTCAGCTGCGTGTCGGACAGGTGCAGCAGGACCACGTCCCAATCGAGACCTGGCAGGCGCTCCTGGATCTCCACATATCCCACGCCCAAGCGTTCGAAAATGCGGGCCATGCCGGCGGTGCTGCCCGCGTCCACGGCGTTGATAAACGCGTACTTGACCCGCAGGCGGTACAGCCTTTCGGGCTCGCCATGGAAGCGCTGAATGTCGCGCTGCCAGGCCAACAGATCGAGCACACTCAGGTGGCAGGTCTCGGCGTCCATTTGCAGCAACGGCCAGTGCAGCCAGTTTTCGACCTTGCTCCACCAGGCTTGCGCGGCCGCTTTGAGCTTGGCCAGCTCCGGCCCGTCAAGCCAGAAAGGTAGGCTCAACTTAAGCATTCAGCCCCACCTCAACCCCGGACAGGCGCGGGATGGTCAGCTCGGAAATGATGTCCGTGTTGTCGAATCTCAGGGAGTCGATACCCGGGAATTGCTGGTGCAGTTCCTCGCCCAAACGGCTGAACGAAAAACGGGATTGGGGATGAGTCAGCGTCGGCTGATAGTCGCTGGCCGTGCTCTCGCGAAACGCGGCACGGATGTACAGCTCGATGTCGGCTTTCAACGCAGGCCAACGCTCGGTACCGACTTCGGCCTTGGGCCAGACCGTCAAGCTGACGGCGTGCAGCGTGGCGGGCATTTCCAGCACCAGCAGGTCGTCGCCGTGACCATGGTTGCCTTGGTCGCGGATGTAGCTGTTGATTTCAGCCAGGAAGGTGTCCGCCGGCGAATCGGCCTCGAACAGCACGAAGGCGTTGGCGCTGCCGGGGCCCCGGGGCGCGTTATGCTCAAAATAAACGCCATCGGGCTGCACACCTGGGAACGCGGCAATCATGGCGCGATACACCGCGTCGGTGTGCCACTGGTTGACCGCTGAGAACTGATTACGCACGCGCAGGCGCAGCTCGTCGTCGGGCTCAGTGTCGGCGCCAGGTTGGCTCAGCCAACCGTCAGCGTTCACCACCTGGACCACTCCAGGCACGGGCTCCGGCAAAATCGAAAAGTAACCTGGTGCGAGATTGAAGCCACTGCCGGCCTGCTTCGCTCGGGCCAACACCCGGATCTGGGATTCGCCATCGGCAAAACTGGCCGCTGCCACCGTCACCAGCTCGTACACGTTGCCGTTGATCGCAATCGACTGCACGCGGGTACCGGCCGGAATTTCCAGCAGGCCGGCCAGCGCGCTGCGTGTGAACAGCAATAACCCTTCGGCCTTGGTCGCTGGCTTGCGCGTGACGTTGACCGCCCAGGCCAGCATGTCCAGCCAGGCGCCGATGGCGGTTTTTACGAAGAAGTTTGGCAACACGGTGCCGGCGATAAAATCGATCAGCCACATGACCGGTTTGGTCACCAACGCGGTGATCACTCGCCAGAATGGCGACCAGGCGCCGGTGTTGCTCAACTTGCTGCCCTGGGCAACGACTTCAAGCTCCCAGGCGGCGCGCAACTTGGCCTCGGTGGTCGGAATGCCGGCGTCACTCAACGCCTGTTTGAAATCTACGTCACTCACAGCACTACCTCGACAGATCCGAATTCAACGGTTTTGGCCGTGACCAGGTACTTGCCCTTCCCTTCTTCCAGGATCCGGACGGTGCCCGGTACCAGGCGTACGTCAGCCTCCACCAGCAGTTCCAGCTGCTGGATGCAGTCGGCTTGACGGAAGCGATCGCGCTCAGCGACCAGCGTTACCAGGAGGCCGCTTTCGCGGATCATGTGACCGATGTCCTGAGCGATGCTGGCCCGATCGTCCACCAACAGCGGCTGGTTCGATGGGTCCAGGGTCAGGTCGTTATTGGTGATCAGCAGATCGATATAGAGACTCATCCGCCGACTCCCATCGCCACCATGTTTTCCAGCTCCAACGGGGTCATTGGCTTGGCGGTGTGGATGTTCACGTTCTCGACGTGCGTACCCTTGTTCTGGCTGCTGGAGTTCTGAATGCTGGTCAGCAGGCCGCCCGGCGGCACAGCGGAAGCCCGCGACGGGGAAAGGCTCGGGATGGCCCCATTGATGGTCTGCTGGGCTTTCTGCGCGGCGCTGGCGGTGCTGGTTGCGTTCACCGCTGCGTCGACACCAGGCACTTCGGGTATGCCGCCAAACCTCGCCTCGATGTTCACGCCCGGGATACTGTTGATCATCTCGATCAGGCTATTGATGGCCTTGTAGAAGACACCGACGATGCTGTCCCACGCACCTTTGGCCATTCCCGACCAGCCGCCCATGGAATTGAACCAGTCGGATAAAGACTTGAACTGCTCGCTGACCCACTTGAAGGCGTCACTGTTGAGCAGCGCCGTGGTCCATTCGTCCCAGTAGTAGACGGCAGCGACCACCGCCGCGACCAAGGCCACGATCCCGACAATGATCAAAAGGACCGGGTTGGCCAGCAGCGCCCCGTTCACCAGCCAGATAGCGGCTTGCCAAGCGAGCATCCCGACTTTGACCAGGCCCATCCAGCTGTACAACAAGACCAGGCCGGCAACGAAGGCGGTGGTCATGACGGTGTGAAACAGGAACATCGCGATACTGCGGTAGCCGGTCCAGGTCAGGAGCTTCCAGACAGTCAGCATCCCCAGCCACACCATCTTTGAAATGCCGACAGCCAGCGTCAGAAGGGACATGCCGGCGATGATGCCGAGGATGGTCAGTGTGGTAATGCCGATCACGCGGGTGATATTGGGAAAGAGGGTCACCCAGCGCATCAGCGCCTTGCCGATCGCCACCATCTTTTCCATGAAGGGAGCCAGCACAGGAATTAGCACCTGACCAAACAGGGCGCGCATGCTTTCCACCAGGGACGCCCATTGCGCCCATGGATCCACCATGGCCTTCGCCATCTGCTCGGCATTCTCCAGGCCTCGGACTTTGCCCAACTGATCCAGGCCAATACGCAGCCGATCGGTGTCCTTGACCAATGCTGTGATCACGCGAGCGCCCTCGCCGCCGAAGGCCTCAATCAGCTTGGTACCGGCCGACGCGCTGTTCAGATCACCAAACTTGCCCTCCAACTTGCCGAGGATGTCGAGCATCGGCAGCAACTTGCCGTTCTGGTCGACAAACGTCATCCCCAGCTTTTCCGAGGCGCTTCCAATGTTCTCGAAGAATGATTTGTAGATCCCGCCGGCGTCCCCGCCTTCCATGGTGCTGCTGAGCGAGCCGATCACTGCGAACTGCTCGGCTAGATCCACGCCGGCCGTGGTGGCGATCGAGCCCACTTCCTTGAAGGCATCCTTCAACTGCGCACCGTCGGTGCGGAACAGCTTCACCGCCAGCGCCGTCTGCCCGCCCAATCTCTCGATCCACTCGGTTTTGCCGAAGGCGTCAGCCTGGCCCTTAAACAGGTTGTACATGGTGCCCACATAGGCGCTGGTGGTTTCCGTATCGGCCTTAGTCGCCTTGGCCAGCACGTTGCTGGTGTTGGTGATCGAGGTCAGCTGGCTGGCGGTCAACCCTTTGATGGCGCCGTCGATCGTGGCCGCTGACGCCACAAAGTCCCGAGCGTTGGCGGCGTAGTCGACGGAGAACGCCAATGCCTTTTGATTGAGCGCGGTCAGGGCCTCTTCAGCCACGCCCAGCGACCTGACCTCGCCCAGGGCGCGATTCATCTCCAGGGCAGGCGCCAAAGACTGGGTGATCGCCACGCCAGCGCCGACCATGCCACCCAGCCCCAAGCCCATCGTTTTGATGTTCTTTTCGCTCTGCTCGGCAAGATCGGAAAATCCCATTTTCACCTTGCCCAGGGGCGCGGTGACCTTGTCGGTCAGGCTCAAGATGAAGGCCAGGCGGGCAGCGCGGTCAGCCATGCGTATTTATCCGTTCAGTGCATGGACGATGCCGTTAGCCACGGCGATTTCCATGCGTTTCCAGTGTTCGTCCTCCAGCCACCTGGCCGTGCCCATCACCTCGGGTGTGGGCTCTTGACCAGGAAGCCAGCGACTGGACAAGGCCATCAGTTGACCTAGTCCGTCCTCGCTCAGGCGCTCAGCGTGCTCGAGGGCTTTTTTACGATGATTTCAACGTCCGGCGCGTACTCCTCGAGCAGGGCTCCGGCGATCTGCATCGTCATCACCGGGTTGGCCATCAGCGAGCGCAGATCGGTGCGTTGATCGGCTGCCACGGTGTTGCTCAGCAGGTTGTGGGACGGCGCGACCTTGTTGTTGGCGGTCATGGCGTTGAAGTACTTGGTCACGTCTTGCGGGGTCATGGAGAAGGTGAATTCCTTGTCGCCGACTTCCAGGGTGATTTCGCGTTTATCGATCATCGTGTTGTTCCATTCAGATTTAAGGGTGATGGTCAGCGCAGGCAGATCCGGCGCACGTGGTCCTGCAGCCCCAGGATCATTTGCCGACTGAGGGCGAGTTGATCTCTGAGGGTGAAATAATCCGATCGAGCGTCTGCTGTGAGTTCGGCGGTTCCTGCATCAGCCACGCCGCCGGCGCTGGCTTGGGTGGGCTTTGCGGTGCTGCAGGTGGCGGCGAGGCGCAACCGCTTACGACCGTCGTTAACATCGCGGCGCAAGCCATCGTTTTGATTGAGCGCATCGCTCAGCTCCTGGGTACGTTGAAGATCGATCTCTTCGCGTGCGGCCAACATTTCGCCGCTGATTCGGGCTGCTTCGCGCAGGCCACTGACTTCGAACTGGGCGAAATCGCGTTCACTACGGGCGGTGTCTCGGTCTTGGACGACCTGGATGAACCAAAACAGCGGAATCAAGCCCGTCAGAGCCACCGCGAGAAAAAGGCGCAACGGGGTAATGATCATTTCGCGCACAGCTCCGCTTCTGCCACACGCCGTGCATGCAGTCCGCGAACGAACTGTTTGCGCCCCTGGGCATCGGTAACGAATGCCCACACCGGTGTTTTGCCATCCGGGCCCCAGGCGATCGCTTTGCAGCCGTCAGCGATACGTCCGGCATTGACCAGGCCGACTGCTCGACTGGCGCACGTACTCGGCACGCCAAAGTTATGCGCATGACTACTCAGCGCGTCGAAGGTGTTCTGCCCCACCTGTTGATTGGTGATGCAGTCGGCCAGCTGCAGTTGCCCTTTCTCGATCACTATCTGCTCCACCTGGTCACAGCGAGTGTCTGACCAGTAGTCACCGATCACGACTGGGTAAGGGCTGGTATGGCGGGTAATGCCTTTGCAAACGGTCGGCAGTCCCCGGGCGAGCTTGTCGGCATAGACGACGTTCTGGCCGTTGCCTTCCCAGGTGCCAAGGAACATAAACAACCCGGAACTACAGAGGGCGATTGCGCCGGCGGCGATCTTGCCGCGCAGGCTCATGGCAGCAATACCCGCAACAGCGTCGGACCGAACATCTGCAGAATTGCCCACAAGGTGCTGGCGATCGCCAATGCCCAGGTGATCTTGCTGCCGATCGCGGACACGACAACGGTCAGCTTCTGCTGGCCGACGTTGAGCTCCGACAGCTGGCCAGACATGTGTTCGAATTGCTGTTCCAGCTTGGTGACGCGTGTGGGCACCAATTCATGCCGGGTTTCCAGTTGGCCCAGACGGTAGGCAATCATGGCGATCTCACCCTCTACGGCGGTCAACCGGCCATGCGCCGAAAGTGGTGCAGCGATTTTCTGCCGCAGACTGTTTGTCATCGGCGGGTTCCTTTCTCGAAAGTGGTCTGGCATGGCGTACAGCGTGTGATCCCGCCAAGCGCCTGGCGCGCAGGAGGGATCTCGTCCTCGCAAGTCGCACAGTGGGTTCGGCTCGGTCCCGTTGGGCGCGGCTGGGCGAGTTGGGCAGCGATTGAACGCTCACGCTCCAACTCCTCGATCGCTTTGGCGTTGTCGAGCCAATCCCCCATCAGCGCAGGCCCTCGATCTCGGCTGCAGCCAGGTACGGCACGCCGTTAATGCGAATGAAGTCCGGGCTGGTGACGTCAAACGGCACTCTGTGTTTGGACTTTTCACCGCCTTGCGGATCGATGTTCAGCAGGCTGGAGACCTTCAATTTGCAGCCGAAGGCCTCAACACGCAGTTCCTCTTCGCCGGCCTTGGCGAAGAATACGGAGTCGAAAGGTTCAAGTTCGCGAAAACTGCCGGCAGTGCGTGCGGCTTCAATCAGCAGGTTGAAGTTGCTGGTGTCGAATTCCATTTCCCCGCTGGCCGAAACGTCACCGTCAACGTGACCATTGGGGACGCCCCCGCTCTGCGCCACGGCCGTGTTGTCCGTGATGTCGAGGGTGCAGTTTTCAACGTGGACCAGCAGATCGCCCAGGTTCACGTCGAAGTTCTTGCCGCCAATACGTGACATAGGGGGTTACTCCGAATCGTCGTTGGAAAGGTCGAGGGCGATGTTGGCCATCAGGTCTTTCGGGCAGTTGAGGGGCCGGATCTTGATGTAGAGCTCGACCTTGGTTTTGCTGAGCCACACCAGAACGATGTCGCCGTCCTTGGGCGCCTCGATCTCACCAGGGAAGACCTGGCCGGCGAACGTGGCGGACTTGGCCATCTGGCGCAGTGGTTTCATCAGCGCGCTGATCGCGGCGACCATACTGTTGGGGGTGTTGTTAAGTCGGCGATCGGCGACGCGGCGGATCAGTAGCGGGCGCACCTGGCGCGCGGCTTTGTCAGCCAGGCGCAAGTACTCCACCACCTGAAAGTCGCTTGCCGGTGCATCGAGCATGTTGCCGTCGCCCCAGAACACGCCCGGGTAATCCGGGTAGGTCTGCGACACGGAGAAACGCGCCTTATCCAGCTCGGCACGGATCGCCGATGGCAGCGGTACGCCTTCGACGTCGGCCGGAACCGCGCCCAAGCCCAGCACCGCACCGGAAGCCACACGCATGGGGCTGTCAGCAATGCTCACGGCAGCATTCGCCAGGCGACCGGCCAGCACGCCCAGGTCATTGCCGTGCAGCTGAGGCACGACCAGGACACGCGGCGCGGACAGGTCGGAAGTGATGGCCCGTTGCTCGAGCAGGTATTGATCCCAGGTCTGCAGCACGGTGATGCCGGCACTCGCCGCCATGATGAATGCACGGCGGCCGTAGACGGTGTTCAGCGAGATCGCCGCGTCATGCATGGCCGACAGTTGTGCAGCAGTGGTCACCGGTTTGGTGATCACCACCGCCTCGACCGAAAAACCCTGCTGCTGGGCGTTTTCCAGCGCTTCGGACCATTCACCGTCTGCCGCGATCGGTGCCGCCAGACAGGCCCAACGATCACCGCCGTTCAGTCGAGCGGCAGTGATCTGGGTTTTCAGGTCACTGGCTGGAATGCCCAGCGCGCTGTCCAGATCGCTATCGTTATTCAGAGGGATCAACTGGCCGATGCTCTTCGCGCCGGAGCCGATGAAAAGGAAATAGCGCTCGATCTCAGTCACGGCACCCTGGCCCAGATTGAGATTGTTTACGCTGACTTTGCCGAGTGCCATGCAGTGCCTCGCTAGCGGGGAGAATTAAGGATTTGTTGGAGCACCTGGTTCAACAGCAAGCCGGTATCGCGCTCGGTGCTGACGCCGATGAACTGGCGCTTGGGCAAGGTGATTTCCCAGCTCTGCGCGCCGCTGCTCTCGGCTTTTTCATCGCCCAAGATTCGGATCAGCAGCCCCGCCTTGGCGTAATTCACATGCTCCTGAATCCAGGCCACTGACGGCCGGGACAAAGATTTTTTGCCTTTCTGGCGAACCTTGAAGCCCAGACGACGCAGGCGCTTGGCCTGCTTTTCCGTGGCAGCCAGGCCCACGGGAACGGTGTTCCACTTGCGCATTTGGGCGGCGGTGCGACGCTCGCTGACGCCGTTGTGTTGCTGTGCGGCGACCCAGCTGGTCAGCGCGTTACGCCACCCCAGTTCGGCTTCGTCAGCGCTCACACGGGTGACGATCATCAGCTTGGCCAGGCCGGCTTCCATCTTCTTCTTGCCTTTGGCCGGCCCCTTGCGCGCCTCGAAAGGCGAGCCGTCCAGGTTCTGCTGGTCCCGTGCCCGCTTGCGGCTCATCGTCCGCACGCGCTTGGTGACGTTGTTCAGCAGACGCCGGCGCAGCTGCGGCGGCAGGCTGAGCAACGCCAGCTGCTCACGCACGCCCAGGTAGCCCCGGGCATCGAGCTCGAAGGTGCTACGCGCCACGGGTGCCCACCTCGCCGTGCTCGGCAATCCACAGGTCAAATGGGACAAATGCCCAGGTCTTGCCGAAGGCCTCGATCTCGCCGGTGGGATCTTCGGCCAGGTATTGCGGCTCGTTGAACTCGAGGGTGATGTCCACGTCGGCCAGGTCGTTGTCGAGCATGGTGATGTCGAACTTCGGCGCCGGCAGTTCGTCGCGGTCGCGCTCCTGGTCATTGGTTTCAAGCCAGCTACCCACCAGGGCCATCAGACGCCCCGGGTGATCGGCAAAACGCTCCAGCGCGATCGTGGCGCTGTAACGCATGTCACCCATGCGCAGGCCGTCGAGGTCGGGTTTCCAGATCAGCTCCAGGTTCACCTGGTCGGTCCAGCTGTCGAGCTGTTCCGGCAGCACCAACTGCCGCTCGATCAGGTACGTGGTGAGGGCGCGAAGTTTGATCACAGCAGCACCGCCGTAATGCGGCCACGGCCCTGCAGCGAGCGGACCGCCTGCTGGCTAAACTCGAGGAAGGTTTCACCACGCTCGGGCAGCTCTTTGCCGGTGTTCTCCGCACTTTCGCGGCGGTTCACCGTGGCGAACTGGGTCAGCAAGCTGGCTTTGGCACGGCAGTAAACGGCACGCTTGTACGTCGCGGCGTGAAATGTGCGCTCAGGTAGCACCATAGGGTCGGCAGATTCCACGACCGTAACTCCGGCGTTCTGCCACTGGCTTTTGCGCTTGGCCAGGTCGCCGTTGACCTCGATCATCGCAGTGGTCAAGTCTGTGACCAGCATCTCTACCAGATACTCCGCCGGCAGGCGGTAACCCTTCTGGAACTCAGCCAAGGAGAGGTTCGGCCAAAAGCCGTCGTTTTCGATGGCCTGTTCCACAAAGGTGGTGGGTTTCCCGGAAAAGCTCATTGCTGGCCACTCAAATAGGGCGGGGAAACTGTTTCTCGTGGGGCGGGCCATAAATGGCCGACTCACGTCCACAGTTCCCCGCTGGGGGGGTAGTCGGGTTATTCGGTGCCGTTATCGGCGGGTTGTTGTTTGTCCAGGGCTCGACGGGCACCGGCCAGGCGAGTGCCTACGCCGATTTCCGTATACAGCTCAGTGGCCCGTTCAAAGTGGGTGATGGCCTTCGCCCAGTCCTTCGCTTCCATCGCGATGATTCCGAGCAACTTGTGATAGCGAGCCGGGATCTTTTCAAACAACACCCAGCGGCCATCGACCCACGTCAGCAGGTCGGACAGGTAAGGCTCTGGGCTCCGGCCAGCCTTGTGCTCGACCTCGGCCCACTCGATCAGCTCGTCCGCGACAAAGGTCGGTATGTCACGCCGGAAACGCTCCGGCATTGCTTGCCCTTGCTCCATGGCGAAGTTGGCCAGCTCCAGCCCCTGTTCGAACTGGGCGGTGTCGAACAGCCAGACCAGAACCTGCATCAGAACCGGGTTGGCGTGGTTCAACCCGCTGTTGCGATAGCGCTGCACGTAGTCCAGATACTTGGGCAGCAGTTCGTCGCGCTTGAGCTGCTGACGCGCCTCGCGACTGTTGATCGCGCTGATGCGCTCCAGGTCGATCGCCAAGGCGTCTTCCATCAGCTTCAGGTGCTTTTGCGCATTCGCAGGGCTCGCCAATGCGGTCGACGAGCTGTAGGGCACCGCCACCGCTTCGCTGTCAGGGCCTTGGGCGAGAACGCGCCGCTTGTGGGCCAGAGCGATGCTCATCACACCAGCTCCAGGTTGCCGGCTTCGATCGCCGCGAACTTTTCCAGCTGCTCGATCACGTAGCCCTCGTTGCGGCCGTTGTAATCTTCGACGCGGGAGCGTTTCGGGTTTTCGAGCAAGTGACGGCGCCAGCTGGTGTCCTGGAAGTAAATCGACAGGTTGTCCCAACTGGTGACGACCACGCCGGTGGATGGAAAGTGAGGCACGATGAAGGACGGCAGACCGCCGTAGGTGGCGATCACCTGGGCGCCCTCAATGCGCTCTTTCTCAGTCGGGGTATCGCCTTGTTTGGCGTACAGCTTGCCCTTGTCATTGGCCAGCAGATCGCTGCCGACGATCGCAATCAGATCGTTCGCATCACGGAAGACCGGATCGATCATCTGTTTGACGTCATGCACCAGGGCATCCAGGTTGGCGTAGTCACCACCGGCACCCAGGGTGATCTTGCCGGCGGTCTTGCCTTCCTTCAGCACCTGAGCCGGGATCTGCTCACGGGCCAGTTGCAGCCAGCCTTTGTTCACGTCCTCGAGCAGCGGGAACGCCTTGATGTCGGTTTGCACCGCCGCATGGGTGCCGTGCCAGCCAACCATGATCCGGTCCAGGGCGATCTGCCGTTGCACGGCCGCCGAGTAGCGATCGGCAAAGTCGGGGAACTTCGACCAGCTGTCGACCGTGGCGAATGGCAGGCCCACGTCGGATTCGGTGTGGAACAGCTCATAGCCCAGGGCGGACAGATCCACCATGTCCTTAGCTTCGCGATCGGTGGTTTTGGTGTTGGTGCGGCTGGCCACTGGACCGCTGACACCGATCATCACTTTCTGACCTTTCAGGTCGCTGACCGGCACGATATTGATGCGGGTCAGAAAGTCGGAACGCTCGGTGATTTTGTCGTTCAGTTCCTGGGCGATTGTCGGTTCAACCGCGAACTGGCGCGTGGCGGTTTCAACGCCGTAGGCTTCGGCGATGTCCTGTTGCAGTGCGAAGTATTGCTGTTCAGCGCGGGGGCTAAGGGCTTGGCTCATATCACAGCACCCGCTTTTTGGTGGTGGTGACGGCGCCGGTGGTGTGCGGCACCTGGCGGGTAGTCGCGGTGTTCACCAGCGTGGAGAACTGCTTTTCCAGTCGAGCCATGCTCGCGGCCAAGGCCTGATTGGTGGCACCGCCCTTGCGGCGGAACTCCCGCTGTTCTTCAGCAGTAGCGACGATTTCTTCGACGGCGCTTTGCACGTTGTCGATCGGTTCTTGCTCGGGTTCTGGAGCTTCTTCAGCGGCAGGCTCGATCACGGCTTGAATGCCGGCGGCGACCAGCAGCAACTGCTCCACCAGCGTTTTCAACGCCGTGGCTGTGGCTTCATCCATTGGGGGTTTGCTCTCGGTTGGGGTTTGCGAAGTGGATTGCTCGGTGGTGTCTTCAAGACCGAAGCGCTTGAACAAACCAGAGAACATCGACAGCAGCTTTTGCAGCTCGCCTTGGGGTTCCGGTTCGTCCAGGGAGCCCAGCGGCACGGAGGCGGCGTAATAGGCGGTACGGGAGGTTTTGCGGGAGAAATACAACTCTTGGGTGCCGACGCTCGCCGGCTGGTCGGTGACGGCCAACCCGGTCATGTAGGCTTTACCCTTGCCGCGAAAGTTGGGGGTGATTTCGATGCTGGTGAACAGCTTCTGGCCCTGGTCGTTCAGCCATAGCAACTGATCGTTGGGCTTGAGCTGGGCTTCCAGGGCAATCTGACCTGGCTCCAAATCTTCACCTTCTTCCACCAGCCGGACGGCGTACACGGTGCCGTGGGAACCCTGCCAGCGTTCGTGTTCACACCAGATCACCGCCGTGTAAAGAGACGGCTTGTAGGTCTCGGCGATATCGCGCAGTTCCTGGGGGGAAATCTCGCGGTTATCAGCGGTGGTGCCGCTGGTGGCGACACGTTTCCAGAAGGAAACAAGGGAACGGGGCATGGGCGGTAACTGCGCTCAATCGGTGGTTTGAGCCGCCACGATAGGGAGCCGACAGCGCCCAAACAAACGCTTTGCTTTTGCGTTCCTCCTATTTTTACGATCTAGGAGGATGGCGGATTTTAACCCCGCGTTTTGCGCGTTTTCGCCGCATAGACTGCGGCCCATGCTCTATTCAATCGAAGTCAAAGAAGCCGCTAAACGCCTTTATCTGCGCCGCTGCAAGCCGCGAGAAATTCAGGCTCAACTCAAGCTGCCCAACATCCGTATCGTCTATTACTGGATCGCCAAGGGCGGCTGGGACGAGATGCTGTCGGACGAGGAACCGCTGACGGCGGTCGGCCGGCGAATCACCCTGATCCTGGAGAAACAGACCACCCTGACCAAGGGCGAGCTGGACGAACTCGACCGACTGACCACTGTCCGCGATCGCCTGTTGAAGCAATCGAATAAACCGCCGCCGGCGTCGACCGGTGATGCACCGACAGAGCACCAGGACACCCGTCAGGGGCAACGCCGGGAGCGCGGCGACAAAGGCAGCAAGAAACGCGAAAAGAAGGTGAAGAACGACGTTTCCGGCCTGACCGAAGTCGACTTCCTGGATAAGTTCATCAGCAAAATGTACGGCTATCAAAAGGAGCTGTTTGAGGCCAAACAGAACCCGCTGACGCGCCGGATCCGCAATATCCTGAAAAGCCGTCAGGTGGGCTTGACCTACTACTTCGCCGGCGAAGCGTTCATGGACGCGGTGCTGACCGGCGACAACCAGATGTTCCTGTCGGCCAGCCGATCGCAATCGGAGATTTTCCGCAGCTACATCATCCAGTTCGCCCAGCAATGGTTCGGGCTGGAGCTGACCGGTAACCCGATCGTGTTGAGCAACGGCGCCGAGTTGCGTTTTCTCAGCACCAACAGCAGCACGGCCCAGGGACACCATGGCCACGTCTACATCGACGAATATTTCTGGATCCGCGACTTCGAAAAACTCAGCACCGTGGCCAGTGCCATGGGCACCCACAAGAAATGGCGCAAGACGTATTTCTCGACACCGAGCGCGGTCACGCACCAGGCATACCCATTCTGGACTGGTGAAACCTTCCGCAACAGCAAGCGCAAGGCCGCCAAAAATCCCTGGCCGAGCGAAAAGGAAATTGCTGCCGGTGCCCTGTGTCCGGATGGCCAATGGCGCAAGGTCATCACCATCGAAGACGCGATCGCCGGCGGCTGTGATCTGTTCGACCTGGAGCAGCTGCAACTCGAATATGACGCGGACAAGTTCCAGCAGTTGTTCTATTGCAAGTTCATCGACAGCACACAGGGCGTGTTTTCCCTGGCGGACCTGGAGCGCTGTTACTCCGATCTGGCATTGTGGACGGATTACGACCCCGACGACGATCGGCCTTATGGGAACAGCCCCGTTTGGATCGGCTACGACCCTAGCCGAACCCGGGACGATGCCACCTGTGTGGTGTTGGCCCCGCCATTGGAGACAGGCGCCAAGTTCCGGATACTGGAGAAGCACAGCTGGCGTGGGCATTCGTTCACGTACCAGGCGGCCCAGATCAAAAAGCTCACTGAGCGCTTCAACGTGCAACACATCGGCATCGATACCACCGGCATCGGTTACGGCGTGTTTGACCTGGTGCGTGACTTCTACCCGCGTGCGACCTCGATCCACTACAGCCTTGAAACCAAAAACAGCCTGGTACTCAAAGCCCAGGACACGATCCAGGGCAGCCGCATCGAATGGGATGCCGGCTGGAACGACATCGCCCAGGCATTCCTGACGATCAAACGCGGCGCCACCAGCAGCGGACAGATCACCTACAGCGCGTCCCGTACCGACGCCACCGGCCATGCCGATGTGGCCTGGGCGATCATGCACGCGCTGGCCCACGAACCTCTTAACACCAACAAACAGCGGCGCAGCCGCTACACACTCAGCGGATCAGGCAGCCATGGCCCAGCAAAAAAACCAGCAGCAAGTCACTCAGCCACACGGGCCCACGCGAGCGTTTTCGTTCGGCGCACCCGAGCAGGTGCTGACCGAGAACATCGGCCAATACCTGGGCACCTTTGCCAGCCACGATGGCCGCATCTACACGCCGCCGGTGTCTCGCCAAGGCCTGGCCAAGCTGCTGCGCGCCAACGCCCACCACGGCGCCATTCCCGGGTTCAAACGCAACTTGCTGCTGCGTGAGTTCATCCCCTCGGCGGGATGCAGTATCCGCAGCATGAGCCGCGCCGGTCTGGATTTCATGGTGTTCGGCGAGGCTTACTTCCAGCGCAACCGCAACGTGTTCGGCGAAGTCCTGGAAATGGAACACCTGCCCGCGCTCAACATGCGAGTGAAGGTCGACGGCGGTTTCGTGATGCTGCTGCCAAATGGCAAAGAAATGGAGTTTGACCAGGACGAAATTGAGCATGTCCTGAACTACGACGTGGAACAGAACATCTACGGCGTGCCCGATTACCTCGGCGGCCTCCAGGCACTACTGCTCAACGAAGCCGCGACCTTGTTCCGCCGGCGCTACTACAGCAACGGTGCCCACGCCGGCTACATCTTCTACACCAACGATCCGAACCTGACGGAAGAGGACGAGGACGAGCTGCGCGCCCAGATCAGCGCGAGCAAGGGTGTGGGTAACTTCCGATCGATGTTCGTGAACATCCCGGGCGGAACCGAGAAAGCGATTCAGATCATTCCCGTGGGAGATTTCCAAGCCAAGGACGAGCTGGAAAAGGTGAAAAACATCACGCGAAACGACGTCATTGCTGCGTGGCGCATGAACCCCGCGCTAGCCGGGATCATCCCGGAAAACAGCGCAGGGTTTGGCGACATCGAAAAGATCGATCGGGTCTACACCAGCAACGAGATACGGCCGATCTGCCAGCTGTTCAACCAGCTCAACGACACGTTGAGGTCAGACCGGTGGATTGGTTGGCGAGCAACTCCAGCAACCGATGGAGTCACTTGATACGGGGCTAGGAGTAAAGTAAAGCACTACATGCTGTGGCAAAATAGTGCCTTGTATGGAACCTTGGGGACGGGGCGTGATGCGGGTGTATTGCAAAGAGTGTGGCAGTAAAGGACGGATCGCTTCGCGAGATGAGCTTTCGAAAGAATTTACCAAGCTTTACTGCCAATGTGGTGACGCAGCGTGCGGCCATACGTGGGTGGCTAATCTTACTTTCTCTCACACCTTGAGCCCTTCTGCCCAATCATGTGATCGCCTGGTGTTCGACCGACTTCGCCACCTTACTCGCGCTCAGCAACGTGAGCTATTCGATCAACTGGGTACTCAGCTCGCCTTATAGTTCTTCAACTTAATCTCAAATTCGTTGAAGTGATTTATTACATCAGCGCTAATTTCCAGAAAACCATTTCTAGCGCGCTCAGATAGCTGAAGCTCTGAGGCTGACGCACCGATCAAAAATATGAACTTGTTGCCGAGGCTATGCGCTTCGTCAATCAGTTCTGTTTTCTTTGGTTCGGCCTCAATCATTTTTAAACTTCCTGTTTGGCGGGTCTTGATGGAGCGAAGTTTAGATAGTGGCTTTTTGAATCGTCAAGCGCTTTTTTTAGATCTTGTAAAACTCTCAAGAATCGTCATTTTATTTTTATGGGGGGCTTCTGACACACGTCGAAGTGTGGTTACGGCCAGCATTTGCAGGTCGAAGGCTATGCCCTTGCGATTCCGATAGAAAAATAACGAAATGACGAATTAACGAAATAATGAAATTTAAGTATGTACATAAGTACATAAGTGAAAATGGCCAAAGGTACGTAGGACGTTTATCCGCCTAAAACGCAAAAGCGTTAATGCGCAAATGCGTTAAAGGTGCTCGGTATAGTGATACCGTATGAGTGCTGTCGCTAGACAAGTTAATAGCGGTTGTTTCGATATAATGATTGCATTTGCTATGCGCTGACGTGTCGAAGGCAGGTGTTTTGATTGCATTTTTACGGATATCTATTTATCGGGAATGTCTTATTGATAGTCCGATATAACTATATCGTTCCATCAGAATCGTAATTCTGATGCGCTGATCATGTACGAAAATGGGCGCCAATGAGGCGCCCTTGATGTTCCGGATGTGGGAATTTTAGCGGCTAAAATGCTCCAGACTTCAGCCCACCAGCCCTTCAATTTTGATCACTCCGTACCGTCGGCGGCCGTCTGTGCTTTCGAACGCTGCGACGACTTGCCCCCCAGGTAACGGAATTTGTATCAAGCCATTACCGGTATCGTGTTGCAGCAGCCGAGTCGCTTCCACCAGATGAAAGTCGCTCGGCAGCTCCAGTTGCTGGCGGGCTTGTTGCTCCTGGTGGTCTGAAACGGCGATGAACTGTCTATCAATAATCATGCTGTTTTTCCTTTGATGCATGGGCCTTTCGCGAGCAGGTCCACGACTACAGCTACGTCCTGTTCGGTTAGGTCGCCCATGGTTCGTGCGAAACCCGCAACATCTTCAAGGTGTACCCGGGCGTCAGATGTTTTGTGGACCAGATAGCCGATCAGTGCCGCGCCCACAACAGCGGTGGCAAGTTGCCGACGGGACGGGGTAAAGGCACGATGAGCGAGTTGCCGGATCTCTGTGGTAGCCTTTACCTCACTGCTACTTGGGTGCTGTGCTTGCATGGTGTTGCTCCTCTTGTGGTGGTTGGTGTCGGGGAGGTGCGAACTCCTCGACACCGTCTCTCTCACGCTTGCCGCAATCGGCTTGCTGTGAATACCGGGCGCTGTTCACAGCGCACCTCAAACAATCCCAGGTCATGCCCGTCTACGTCGCGCATATGCACGACGGTGATGAACGTCGGGGTGTCTTCCGGGTGATCCCGCCAGTGTGCGGCTGCCGCCAGCTCGGCCAGGTCTTCGGGTGTGCGTTGATCGATGTAGCTGGACGGTAGCGGCAGCTCGCCGGGCAGGCTGTTGGCGACGTAGCGAATAATCATTGCTGCGCTCTCCTTAAGCCTGGCGAACCAGGTGAACCACAAAGTCCTCGGGAATCCTGGAATGAATGCCTTGGGCCTTCAGTTCCAACGCGGCCCTGATCTGGAACTGCGTGCAATCGTCCGCCAGGAACTGCTTGGCACCGGTCATTGCCCTTTCAGCAATCTGGTTCACGAAAAACGGCGTGGTGCAGTGTTCGCCGACGAGAATTGGCGCTTCGATTCCCCGCGCTTTCAACTCCGCCTGAATGGCGCGTAGCCGCGTGGTTTTGCCTGTGGCTTGGCCTCCGGTGATGACTTGTACTTGCATGGTGTCGCTCCTTGGTTGCTGTTGAATCAGGCTCCGCGCCCGAAAAAATGTCGCGTGTGCCCGGGCGTACCCCGGAACATCCGGAACAATTAAAAGTTGATGGCCGCAAGCCCACGGATTACGGGGCTTTCAGCGTGACGGCAGTTTGAAACGCCGAGCCGGAACATTGCGGAACAGCGTTTTCGCGAGAAACGCTGTACCCCTTGATCTACAAGGGTTTGCGGAGTGTTCCGGCAAATGCCCATGGCGGAATACTTCTGGAACAGCGATTGGAAAGTTGTTCCGGTGTGTTCCAGCATGTTCCGGTCTGGGTTGATGGGCTCACGCTTGTTATCTATCTGTTTTTTATAGATATTTTTCTTATAGATATTCATGTTCCAGATGTTCCACCCGGTCAGTGGCCACACACACATTTCCTCAAAAACAGGGGTAGCCCCCCATACACGTGTTTTTATCCCCAGGACGCTCATCACTATTTGCTCCCCTTCCGGAACAGCCAGCAGTTGAGCGACCGCTTCTCAATGACCGAGCGGACTTTGCGTGTCTCTATGAAGGTGTGTGAGGAGCTGAGCGGCAGTGCACGGTGTAGCTGCGTCGCGTGGATGACTTCCTGACCAGCGAGGCGGCAGGCGTTGTGGAAGTGTTCGATGTTGATGGCGATCAGGTCTTTGTCGGCGCTGTGATTGAGCGTTTCCTGAATGACTTCACGATCGCCAGCTGCATCGCTGATCGAAACCACCCGCTCGTTGAGGTAGTGATAGATCTGCCAGAAGCGCCCGGCCGTTGGGTTCTCGGTGCTGACACGCTGTTGCCGATCGATGGCGCGGCGTTCGATGTGCTTGATGACCTGTTCTAAGGCATCGTCGCTCCAGTCCGGGAACAGCGCCTGGGTGGCTTTCGCAGCTGCCATCATTTGCGCGTGGCACAACACTATCCGTTGATGCTGGATAACCCCGTTCGCTTGCAGGCGTTGCTCGTATTCCGCAAAGGCGTCGAAGTAGCGCTGGAGCCAGGCTGACTCCTGTCCGATGCAATGCCCCAAGTAACCCGCCAATTGCTCGACGGACATACCGTTCAGGCGCGTTGCCAGCACCTTCAATGCAGGAGTGTGGTGCGCCCTATTCGCGTGAAAATGGCTGATGCGAGTCAGGATCGCCTCGGAGCCTTCAACGCTGGCGTTCTGAGCAATACACAACGCTGCAAGGAAAATCAGGCTGTCAGTGTCGTTGCTCGAGGACTTCACTCCCACCGTTCGAAGCGTGGCGTTGTGGTCAAACAGCGCTTTCCACTTTTCCCAATTGTATTGACTGACTACCGTGCGGCCCTGGGCGTCGACGGTCTGGCTGTCAGACTCAATAAGCACCACCGGAAGATTGCTTACCTGAGACAGAGCACGGGTCAGGCCGATCGCACTTGCGCCGTCGCTGTTGGGCTTGATGCCTTCATAGTTGGAGCGACCGAGTAAACGCCACAGGAAACGCAGTAAGCTGGACTTGCCTGCGCCGGCGTCGCCGGTCAGCTCCAGGAACGGCCACGACTCCTGTTTGGTGCGGATCTGCTGCACGAATAGCGTGGCAGTCCACCACGACAATGCCGCGAGTCCGTTCAGGTGATGCACCGCAAAGAAATCGGAAAACCAGCTCGGGTCGAAGCCTGAGCCGCGGACGATCGTCAGGCTATTGAGCGAGGTTTTCAGCCCGATTTTTCCGACTTCAAGGTATCCGTGGTCGTTGGCCAGGTACTCGCGCCCTTTGTGGTAGCCGAACTTCTGGAAACAGTAAGTCTTGCTCGACGCGTCATAGCCGACAAAGGGCAGCGATCGGACGGTCAGAGCGTTGTCGAGCCACTTGCTGCGCAACATGGCGAGGACTTTTTCCCCACCTTCGAAGTTGCCGCCAGGTGTGCGCTCCAGAAGCGACTTAGCGAAGCTGCGAGGATCCCCGATGGAGTTCGGCGCCAACGGCTCTTTGCAGTTCTGTGCCGCATTGGGGAAGTTGAACTGGAAGAAGAACTGCTGGTCACCGCTGAGGGCATCGCGCTGGATGTATTCGAAGTGCGGTACGCAGTTAGCCACCTGCTTCATGTCGCAATGTTTTTCGAATTTCGGCCAGTGGCCGTTCACCGTGTCGCCGTCCAGATCCTTGTTCAGTTCGTCGGTGTTGATCTTGGCCGAGTAGAGGCGGTTCTGAAACTCCACCAGGAAGAAGCTGCGCGGCCGTTTGAGGTACAGCAGAAAGGCCTTTTTGGCTGCGCTGACGGCCACGAACAAGCGCCCCTGATAGCAGGCTTCCAACATAAAATCGTCGTTCAGTTGGCCATCGCGGTAAACATCGTCCCAGTCGCGATCAGCACCGGCGAGCGCGACCCACGCTTTTTCCTCCTTGGCGTGCAGCTGGCTACGGTATTTCGGAATGACAGAGTGACCGGCCGCGTCGTCGTCCAAGGCGATGATCCAGCGCACCTTCTTGCCTTTATTCGCCTCGACGATGTCCCAAGGGAAGTTGTTCGCCGAGATAGACGCGACGGCCTTGTAGCCGGCGAGGAACAGGGCGATGGCGTGAAAAATGCCCTCTACGACATAGACGCTGTCGCCTTGCTCGATGGTCATGCCAGGCGGAACCCAAGCACCGCTCTTGTAGGACATCTTCCATTTGATACCGGCTTTGTCACCGCCGTTGGCCGTGACCATGGTCGCGTCAATGATGCGTTCCCAGTAACCGTCACAGAGTGGGAAACGTACGGTGTCCGCCCACTGACCGTCCGCCATTTTGCGACGGGCCTGCTCGTACCAGCCCTTCATCTTGCTGATGTCGAACCCGCGATTGCGTTGTAGGTAAGCGTCGGCCGTGGCGTTGGGATTCAACTCAGTACGTGGGAATCGCTCGCTGAGGTTTTCGAATAGATGGCTGTAACGCTCCCGAGTTTTTTCCTCAAATTGGCATTGGTTCAGGCGATTGCACTTGAGCTGATACGGCTGTTTGCGTGCTATGTACAGCGTGCGTTCGCCACACCCCGGGCATACACCCTTTTGAAAGTAGGTGGTGCCAATGTCTTTGAAGTCCAGGTCGTGGTCATGCTCCAGCGCTTCGACCACTTCAAGGCGGTAGATATCTTCGAATTGCATTCCCCGGCCCCTTACTGATCGCCGGTTTTGCTTTTGCTTTTTCCACCCCGAACCCGTTCGGCTTGTTCTGTAGCTTCCATGGCCAGGTAAACCATGTTGATAAAGACAGTTCCTTTCTTTTGGCCGGGTTCCTTCTCCCTGACCAGAATCATTCCCTGGTCTATTTTGTGACGCACAGAGCGCTCCGAGAGCCCGGCGCGACGCGCAAACTCATCTGGGGTCACGTATGGCGTGTCGATTACAACCTGCATTTGGTATTCTCCGTGGGTATATATTCTGAAAAAGTTCCAGACATGGAACTATATTGGTTCCATACATGGAACTTGTCAAGGGAGAGATCGTGGAAATTCCAGCGAAGCTGAAGGCGATACGGGCGAAGGAAGCGCTCACTCAAAATGAGTTTTGCGAGGTGATGGGGATAAGCATCAGCAGCTACAAAAAATACGAAGCTGGCATCGCTGAAATGGGCGCCCCGCCCATCTTCAAGATCGTTAATCACCCGCGATTCAAGAAGTACACCCTGTGGTTAATGACCGGCGACGTAGCACCAGAATGCGGCCAAATCAGCCCCCTCTAACCCCCAATCAGGATTGTTTCATGAGTCTTCTTCCCATCCGGCGCGTGTACGGCTTATGTCCTTAAAAAAGCTTGAGTCTGGCGAATGGCTCGTGGACTGTCGGCCAGATGGGCGTGCAGGCGCGCGGATCCGAAAGAAGTTTCGAACCAAGAACGAAGCCATGGTTTTCGAGCGCCGCTTGATGGGAGACGGTGCGAAAGGAGAGTTTGAAAAGAAACCGAAACAAGACGAACGCCGTCTTTCTGACTTGGTTTCACTGTGGTTCAAACTGCATGGATGCCACCTCAAGAGAGGTGAGAAATGTCGGGCATTCCTTGATCGAATGGTTAAAAACCTAGGCGATCCTCGTGCTATCGATTTCTCTGCGAGTAGCTTCACTCAATACCGATCAGATCGGCTGGCCGGCAAATGGGGCCGAGCAAAGGTGGATGAAACCGGTAAGCGAAACGGCGCTACAACGCCAATCACAGCGAACACGGCAAACCACGAGCTGAGTTACCTACGTGCAGTGTTCAATGAGCTGGAGCGTTTGGGCGAGTGGTCAGGTGAAAACCCACTGTCCAAGGTCCGCGCTTTGAAGTTCGATCAGAGTGAGATGTCGTACCTGTCCAGCGATCAAATATCGCTCCTGCTCACACGACTGGACAAAGAACAATCAGACGTCGGTGTCATCGCACGCGTTTGCCTTTCAACAGGCGCAAGGTGGGCAGAAGCGGCGAATCTGGAACCTGGGCAAGTGAGAGATGGCCGTATCCATTTCACTCGAACAAAGTCAGCCAAAAACCGCACCATTCCAATCTCGCCGGCACTGGAGACATTGCTGACGAAGTCGATGCCGTTCAAATCGTCATACAGGGAGACCTGGTACACATTTTCCGACGTCGTGAATGAATTGGAGCTTGGCTTACCAAAGGGCCAGGTGACACATGTTCTGCGTCACACCTTCGCCAGTCACTACATGATGAACGGTGGAGACATCCTCACTTTGCAGAGAGTGCTTGGACATTCCACGTTGGAAATGACCATCCGCTATGCACACTTCAGCCCTGGCCACCTTGCGGAGGTGGTCAATTTGAATCCTCTGGCTGGCAACCGTGGACACTTTGTGGACACTGCGCAAGGAAGCCACGCTCCAGCTCACCACAACCAATTCGATACAGCCCCTTAA